GCCTGCGAAAAAAAGTTCGATGGTGGTGAATTAAGGGGTTGACATTTGTTCTCATATCTAATATACTATATATACGATAAAGAGAAAGAGAGAAACAAATGAAACTCTACAAACGCTACTATCTAATCACCGTTACCGACAAGTCAGGTAAAATCGTCCGTGAGCAAATGGAATACTCAGGACATTCAGCAACTGAAGAAATGATGATGTTAGGTAAGGAATATCCTAACTGTGAAATTTCTTCAAAGTTTATTATGGAGGAAGTATAAATGGCACATCAAGTTGAAACTATGGCATATGCGGGTGAAGTTCCTTGGCACGGTCTTGGCAAACAAGTCCTGCCGGATTTGACTCCAGAGCAAATGCTCTATGAGGCTGGTCTTGATTGGTCAGTTGAGAAGATTCCTGCTTTTGCAGAAGTCAATGGCGAGAAGGTCGCTGTTGGTAAGTCTGCTCTGGTTCGCTCCAGTGACAGCAAAGTCCTAGACGTTGTTGGTGATGATTGGAATCCAGTTCAGAATGCTGAGGCGTTCGGTTTCTTCGCTGACTTCGTGAGTGAAGGTAACATGGAGATGCATACCGCTGGTTCACTAAAAGGTGGTCAGATGGTGTGGGCTCTTGCGAAAGTCAAAGACGAATCGTTTGAGTTGTTCGGTCATGATCGTATCGACTCTTACCTTTTGTTCTCTAACCCGCATATGTACGGCAAGAGCATTGATGTTCGTTTCACGCCCATCCGTGTGGTATGTAACAACACTCTGACTCTCTCGCTTGGCAAGGGTTCCAAAAACTCTGTCAAAGTCTCACACCGCACTCAGTTTAATGCTGAACAGGTCAAAGAGACTATGGGGATTGCCTCTTCGAAGTTGAACCAGTACAAAGAAATGTCTCAGTACATCTCTTCCAAGCGGTTCACTGAGGATACCAAGATTGAATATCTTGAGAAGTTGTTCCCAGTGCTTGGCGAAGCCAAGCGCAAAGAGCGGTCAAAAGGCGCTCAGGGTGTCCTAGACATTCTTGATACACAACCTGGCGCTCAGTATGGTGAAGGTACCTTCTGGCAGTTGTTCAACGGTGTCACCTACTACGTCGACCACGAGATGGGTCGTAATGCCGACAACCGTATGAATGCCGCTTGGTTCGGTTCGGGTGTCAAAAAGAAGCAAGATGCCCTTGCCCTCGCCGTTGAGATGGTGGGTTAAAAAAAATGTGTCAAGGGCGAAAAAAGTTCTTGACACATACCCTTTCTTTTGTTATTATATAAACATGATGATGAAAAACGGAGTGAATGACATGAAAACCACTGATATCAAAACTGCCCTGCGTAACTACCTTGAGCACATCTATGCTGACTATTGCGAATTCAGCGACGGAGAAAAGTTTCGTGCTCGCTTTGCTGAAGGTCTTGACTTCAAGATTGGCAAAAAATATGTCAAGGTAATCACGAAAGGTTCTGCCCATTCGTTCATCGTGAACGTCCATGATGACCCGAACTTCAAGTTTGGTGACATTTTGAAAGCTGCTAGTTGGGCGTCACCTGCCAAGAACTTTGCTCGTGGCAACATCTTTGAAGGTAACTTTGGAGGCATTCAATGGATGGGAGCCTAATTGGAAAGTTCTGGTACATCGTGTTTTTACCATTGACACTAGCAGGTAAAGCACTTATAATTGGTGGTAGTTTCCTGGGAGGTATCATAAGTTACCTTCTGGGAAAGATACCACTAGCAACAAAGGATCCACGAAAGGATCCTGATATGGATAACTTTCTAAAGTTATTCGTGGGAGGGTCTATGCTAGGGATTATTCTACTAGCACTCATCGAAATCTTTTTTGGAGCATATGCAATATGAAAATTAAGACATTACTAGCACTGCCACTATCTGTATTTCTATTCTCGGCAGCCCATGCTGATACCGTAAACGTAGAAATGTTGAATAAGCGACCTGATAAACAACGTATGGTCTACTCAGAAGATATCACCCGTATCAATGTTGGTGATACCATCACTTGGTTACCTACCTCGAAAGGCCACAACGTTCATTTTATCTCTGGTCCTGATGGTTTCAAACTGCCAAAGAAAAGTAAGCTAAATAAAGAATATTCGTTCACCTTTGATATTCCAGGAGTATATCTCTATCAATGTACTCCACACAAAGGTCTAGGTATGATTGCTCTAGTTGTTGTGGGCGGTGATACGAGTAATAAGAATCAGATTGCCAAAACAAGAGTGTTTGGTAAGAGCAAGAAAAAATTGAAGGGTCTAATCGGAGAACTCTAATGCGAACCTTTGTAGTCAATGCCTATAATTCTGTCATGGATGCTGAGATCAACCCTCTCAGTAAAATCCCTGATAATAGTGTGCGTCATGTTGTTATGCAAATTCTAGCATGGATGTGGTGCATTGTGTTCTCATTCTATGTTGGCAGTCTAACTGTCTTTGGATACACTGCTGTCGCTCACATCCTTCTGATTAGTGCATTGTTCATTACCGTAGGAACGTTTCAGACGGCTAATAAGAATCCTAACGCATTGGTCAAAGGATATCACACTGTATCACGGGCTCGCAAATATATGTGGGTCGATGGTAAACGTTATGACCTACCTGATAACGATCCAGGTGGTGAACATAACTAAGATATTACCGCTTGAGAGGCGACGGAATAAACGTTCTGGACACGGGGGCAGTACCCGTCGCCTCCACCATAAGCACTTGATAGGGGACGCCCGAAAATTCTATGAAGCAGATAGGGAAGCATGGCACCGGATGTGCTACCTGATGATGTGGAGAACTTCAAGTGCTTGTGATGGGGGCGAACTAGGATCGACAGACGCAGTAAAGGTCAAATCGAGGTAATCGGTGAGCTACACCGTAATCGTGCAAAAACTTTAAATGCAAACGATAATGTTGCATCTCAGGAGTTCGCACTAGCTGCGTAACCACCTATGGGCTGACGGGCAGCCTGGAAACAGAAGGGTCTTCGGACCCACCCGCCTTACATAATGGAGATTGATATGTGGAAGTATATTCTTATTGGTACTGTTGGTATTCTGCTGTTTTTGATTACAGCATATCCTGCTGGTTCAGCACCCATGGATGATGATACACCACAGTATGAGGTTGACTCAGAATTCAAACACCCACCCATTCCTAAACCACGGCCACCACGGCCGTCTATCATATCAGAACCTATCAATGCTGACCAGAAGGAATTCATCTGTCTCGCAAAGAATATATATTTTGAGGCTCGTGGTGAGGAGATTGCTGGTCAGTATGCTGTTGGTCTGGTGACACTGAACCGTGTTCGCAGTAAACGCTTTCCTAATAACATCTGTGACGTAGTTTATCAAGCACGGTATTGGAATAACCACCCGGTTCGAAACAAGTGCCATTTCTCTTGGTATTGTGATGGCAAGTCTGATCGCCCGAAAGAGAAAGACCGTTGGCAGCTTGCACAAGAGATTGCCGAGACTTTGTTGCTATTCAACATCGAAGATATTACCAAAGGTGCTACACACTATCACGCCAAGGAGGTTTTACCACACTGGGCGAATAAATCTAAAATCAAAATAATTATTGGGAATCATATTTTCTATGAGTAAATTCTATAATGATCTAGGGAATGATAAGATACTGTCAATCATCGCTGGTCCATGCGTATACGAAAACTATGACCTAGCAAAACGTATCTCATCAGAGTTAGCAGAAATCTGTTACAAATATGGTGTCAACTTTTGTTATAAAACAAGTTTTGACAAAGCCAACCGCACGTCACATGATGGATATCGTGGTAAAGGTATTGATGTTGCTATGGAAGCATTTCATCACCTTCGACAAGAGGTTGGTATCGAGATTCTAACAGACGTACACGATAACTGGCAAGCAGAGGTAATCAATGCTGATATTCTTCAAATTCCCGCTTTTCTATGCCGCCAAACGGATCTTATCGAAACAGCAGCAAAAACAGGAAAGCCCGTCAATGTTAAAAAGGGTCAGTTCCTTTCTCCGTGGGAAATGCAAAAAGTAGTTGACAAAGTTGCCCATTTCGGTAATAATAAAGTAATTCAGACCGAACGTGGCACTACGTTTGGATATAATAATCTAGTTGTTGATATGCGGTCATTGGAGATTATGAAAGATGTTGGACACCCTGTTATTATCGATTGCACACACGCCGTTCAACATCCCGGTGGCAGCGGCGATAGGAGTGGTGGGGACAGTCGTTTTGCTCCGACTATAGCAAAGTCTGCTGTTGCTAATGGGATTGCTGGAGTGTTCATGGAAGTGCATCCAGACCCTTTGTCATCGCCGTCTGATGGTCCTAATATGATTCGACTAGATGAGTTTGAAGAGTTATTGAAAACACTTTTGAGAATTGATGGAGCAGTCAAACAATGATTTATGGTAAAGTCTGGGGAACCACAGAGCCCTTGTTAGTCACACCTATGGTAGAGGTACATCGTATTAAAACTAACAAAGGTTATAGATGCTCTGAGCATATGCATCAATTCAAATGGAATGGATTTTATTGCATTAGTGGTGGTGTGAAAATTCATGTTCGTAAAAATAACTATGATCTGACAGATGTAACTGTGCTAGGCCCAAATGATTTTACCTCAGTCAAACCTGGTGAGTACCACTGGTTTGAGTCTGTCTTTGATAGTGTGCTTCTAGAAATCTACTATCCAGAAGGTATCTCAGAGGACATTGTTCGTAAATCAGTTGGTGGTATGAGTGATGTTGAATAGAGCGGAGTTTAACCAAGAAATTGAAAAGTTTGTCAAAGATACAGGTGAGACCTATATCGATGCAGTCGTACATTACGCTGAGAAAAATGGTCTTGAAGTCGAAACTGTCTCAAAGATGCTTAATAAAGTCATTCGACAAAAAATTGAGTCTGAAGCAAGTGATCTAAATTTATTGAGAGAAAAGTTGTGCAAGTTGCCCGTGTGATGTCGTATCCTGGTTTCAACGCATATAAGACTTACCTTGCATTGAAGAGCCATTTTACGAGTGATTATGATTATTTTAAATATCATGGCAAAATGAAAGTAAAGGAGGAATCATTCTTAAAACGCCGTGACAAGTTTTTCTTTGAAAAAATAGAAAGGAGATATAAGAAAGAACTCGTTCCATTCTTTGTTTCAAATCTAATCAAGGAGGATAATGCATGGTCCGGTAGTCTGGCAACAGATCAAGCCGAACAAACTTTTAATGAATGGAAAAAGAAGACCCAATCCCTCCGTTATGTGTTCAAAGAAGATATGGGCAAAGTCCTTACTTTGATGGACCATAACGACCTTCAGTTTGATGAGTTGTTTGATTGCGGTGATGGGCAGCATCCGCCTATATTCAAACTTCTCATCGCTGAAGAAATCAACATCGAATCTTTTGTAATACTTGACCAGGTACTGTCTTTTGCCAAGAGAATAAATAAAAAACTTCTTGACGATTACATCTGGACAGAGTATTATAAGAAGGTGATGAAGTATTCACGCTTCATCGATGTGAACAAAGATGAGTATAGAATGGTACTGAGAGATATCTTTGTTAAGTAGTATTAAGTTAGTTTTAAGTAGAATTAAGGAGAAAACACATGGCATTAGATTTTGCCTCACTAAAGAAATCACGTTCAACCTCACTAGACAATCTAGTCAAAGAGGTTGAGAAAGTAACTCAACGAAACGAAAACAAAAGCGGTGATGATCGCTTCTGGAAACCAGAGGTAGACAAGTCTGGTAAC